ACCCTATGGGGTAGCCCACCTTCTACCATTCCCGACGCTTCTGTCCGTTTTCTGACTGATGCATGTACTTCCTTGCCTGCTCGTTGCGCCACTCCATACGCCAGTCACGATAAAGCCTCTCGCACCGCTCATTGTGTGCCATGAACACTCCACGGACAAATAGCAGCCCGCCTATTAGAAAACCGATAGGACCGCCTAGTATCATTAGGACCAGCCCCACTGACAATACCCACATACCCATGTTACTTCACCTGTGCCTTGCGTTCACTAATCACCTGTGCGTCAACTACGCCCTGCGCGTCGGATCTTGTGAGCCCTTCTGCTTCTAGCTCTCGAACCCTCAGTTCGTATTCTGCATCGTTAATCATATCGTGCATCCTCCGTGCTGAAGTCCGGCCAGAATTGGGCCTCCTCTATGCCCTCCTCTAGGGTCATGTCCGTTGTACTTACTGTACATTATAAGCGTCCTCTCGGTTAACGTAGGCACCACGGGCAAGAATGACCTGCTGTGCCTTGCGAATTGGTTCACCTGTGGCACACACTGTAAAATGCCCTGCCTTGTACGGGTTATAACTGATAGCGTTCATCCCGCGTAAATCATTGTGCCCGACGCCTTGTGAGGCGTTAAGCCCAGCGCGGAGCCCTGCGGGTGTCTCTGTGCCACGGAAACAGCGGAGTTTACCAACACACCCCGCGTGTACGTTCTTGCGGCCCTCTCGGATAACACGCTGGCGACCAGCCTCACCTACCTTGAACGTGCAGCCGTCTAGCAGCACTGTGTCAGCATGGGCGACCACCCGGCCCTTCTCGGGCCCGGATTGGGCCCGGATAGACCAGCACCGCTTGTGCAGGTTGAAGTATACGAAGCATTGCATGGTGTAACCCTCATTAGCAGTCCGGCGCAACTCGACATAAGGCTCATTGTCCGAGTAGCGAAGCGCTGTGAAGTAATTGCCTTCGGGCAGTCCCTTGACGTTCGACCGGGGCCCTGCGACAGGTCCGTTGAAAAATTGCATGGTATCTTTCCTCTAGGTTGGGCGGGTGTTACGCCACCCGCTTGACAAATCCGCTATCGTCTTTCTTAGCGTCGCCCTTAGCTTTCAGCCCCACGACCACTCCGTCAGGGTCAAGGAAGCGTAGGTCACTCGCGTCACCGTCGACGACCGGGGCTCCGGCATAGGTGTTGGGCATACCGTCGAAGACGACAGCCACGTTGCCACCTGCAGCCGCTACCTGAGCAACCGCCCACCGCGTCTTGTTAATCCGCGCTTGCTGGATAGCGTCAAACCTCCCGCGCCCTGCCGTGTTAAGGCAAGCTGAAAGGCACCCAGCGCTAGCCTGCGGGCACACTTGGACACCTGCTAGCTGCCCCGGTGCTAGGTGGAGAATGCCGGTCAAATAGCCCGTCTTCTCGCCCTTAGCTGTTTTAGTGTTGCCATATGTAAGGATGTTTTTGTTGGCCATCACCGTTGCTCCTATTTGTTAGCTTGTGGCTGGACCCGTGATATTCTTCAATGTTAGATACGCCGTTTTGATCCACGACATAGCCGTCTAACAGTACCTGTTGGTGCCCTGTCGTCCGAATCATGTACATGACGCCCGGTCGAGCGTATTCACGCGTGAATGTCTTCAGCGTCATATGCTTTTTAACACGCTTAGTAACGGTCCGACCCTTATTAAAAGCTTTTAAGGCGCTTTTCTGGTCGTGGTGATAGGTCGTGCCTTTCCAGCGCCCGCCCTTTCGGCCTTCACGCTTAACATGCTCCCAAACGTCAGCGAATGGAGCCCCTGTGAATATAGCGATGGCTGTGATACCGCAACAAGGTTTTGCGTGTTTGGTGTCTTCCCGGTCTAGCTTTAGCATTGTTTGCTCTCCTAGGTTTACCGCGTGAAGGCTCTAGCTCATTCTGCATTATTTGCGAACTAAAGCCCTCAAACGGTAACAATAACTTGCTACCAGCGCCCCGATTAATCTTCGTCTAGCCTACTAGCTGGCGGATCCCACGGAATCCATCGTGCCACTCTTCGCGCATAGACGCCCTTTATCAGGACTAGTGCCGCGTACTCTCGCCCGGCTACGACGTTGCTCTCGCATTGCGTCTGCGACCGCGTTTCGGAGCGAATCCCGGCATAGGCTACAACTCCCATGCGACCAGCCTAGTTTGCGCCGTGGCGCGTTTCAGCTAGTGTGCATCCTTGCACGGTTGGACAGTGCGTTACTCTGTCCCTTCCTTGTCCAGTTTAGGCTACTGGAAGCCCTACGCTTCTAGCGTTTCCAGCATCCGTGCTGGTTGGTTCAACCTGTCGAATCGCTGCGGCATTGTTTGCCTTGATCCGACGGTTGAGACTCTACTCGTCCCGGTTTTGGATGTCAACCCTGTTAGTCCGTTGCTGTGGCTCTCGCCTAAAGCTCTGGCAGGGTTGGCGCAGGGCGGCTGCTATACTCGCCTTCCGTTACCGTTGATGCAGACTGTACGCGCCTTAATTGGACATTGCAAGAGGTTTCGACAATTTTTTTTAGTCCTCCTCGACGTATCGCTTGATTTGCTCGCGCACCTTTACCAAAAGTGCTGAAGTATCTTCAATGTTCCGGGCGATGCGCCGCCTAGCGGTAATCTCCCGCTTGTCTAGCCTTTTCTCTTGCTCCAGCATCGCATCTAAAGCAATGGCCAGTGACTCCCGCATAACCCGCAGCTCGTTGCCCTGATAAATCATTGTCTGTCTCCTGCAGTTTGATAATGGGGCGACGCTTGCCGCCCCGGATTGTGTTACTGGAACAGGTCTGCAATGTACTGATGATCTACCTGATCTTTGATATGCTCGCGAGCTGGCCAGTAGTTCTCCAGACAATTTCTGATCAGTCCCGCGTTTATTACTTGATCCGGGTTATCTCTCACATCAAGGCTATAGCTTAACAAGTCGTCATGAATCCACATGATCGCGGCCTCCGTGGGTGTGATGGTCGCCTTACCGGCGATAATCGCTGTCCTGTCTTGCATATCCATGATCTATCTCCGTCTGTTTTCTGTAAGTTCGGTGCCGATTCTACGCCCTACAGATACACTGTCAACCCCCTTGGATAAATTTTTTCTGCCTTTGGTACAGTAGAACGTGCGGGTATGTATAAATGAACGTGCGTGCCACATCCCCTCTCACTTTGTCAACTATTTTATTTGCCATGCAATATCTATGCCAACCTTTATGCTGTTATGTTATAACATACTGTCTGCAAGAATCGGATCTTTGCAAGATCTGTGCCAACTCTAGTGTCCAAGGTTGACGCAACTATGTGAGTATATAGTCATATAGTTATATACGCATATCCATATATGTTATGTTATATCGTAACAGCTTGTGCAAGAATCATGCCAAGTAGATACAAATGAGAATCATTCTCAATAGGACCCCCACCCCCAGAAATGGATTGGGTCCCATATGGGGTATATACACACACATGCACAATCAGAGCCAACTATACCGACCTCCAAATATAGGAGAGAAGAAAATATTAGGGGTAGATTGTATAAAATATATTATAGGGGAATAATATCTAGCTCGGATGGGGTGACCATCCTCGCAGACCAGCTAGCACTGCCTGTGACTAATAGGCACAAGTAAGAAAAATAGAGTAAATTGCTTTATAGGGGAATATTTGGATATAAAATGAATCTAATAGGGTAAGGATAGCTACAATACTTTGTAGCGATAGGTAAAATAACCAATAGACAGGTTACAAACCCTCTGACCCGGAGGCCCGATGAAGCTAGCGGAAGTTAGTGGAGGGATAAGCAGGATTAAGGCAGAAACCTCAGATGATAACCCTAAGGGGTTTAGTAGTTTCTAGATAGAAAAGACATACCAGTAATAAGGATTTTACTGAAGTCTATAAAAGAAGAGGTCTGGTCCACCTAACATAAATGTTAAACGGATATCCTGATAAAGTTTAGTGTCTATATGTTTTAGTAGAGTCTTAGAGTACACATAGATAGATAAGTGTATATAAGATCATCTAGGAACATGCCCACGGGTGAGCTGTATCTAAAGAAAAGATAAGAGAATATTTAACTATGGCATCCTTTGATGACAGAGGAAAATCAGAAAACAGTAAGAAAACACAGATTCAACCCGGAGAAAAGAAAGGTCCGGGTAGGCCCAAGGGAGCCAAGAATCGTAAGTCACTTATTGAAGCTGCTGTACAAACATCTCTTGTCAATGAACTAGAACAGGATGCAATGGACATTTACCGCAAGGCAGCGGAAATGGCCAAGGAAGGCGATAAGACAATGATTAAGCTGTTTCTCCAGCGCCTGCTCCCAGAGCTGAAGGCAGAAGGTGAGACAGACAGCAAGAACCAGACTGGTGGTATCCAGATTGTAGTTAACCAGACAGGTAACAATAATTCAGATCCTAAGGATGTTTCTGACGCTATCACCGTCAACCAAATCCAAACTGATGGAGACGATAATGGCGAGCAAGAAGAAGAAAGGGAGTGACGGGAAAGCCTGTTGGGAGGGTTACCGATACGCTGGAACCACAACTAAAAAAGATGGCACTAAAAAAGACAAGTGCGTTAAAGTTAACCGCAAAAAGTAAAGAGAGAGATTAAAATGTACAAGTATAGCGATAAGCCAATGAGCAAGATGAAGGGTGACGGCAAGAGCGGCATGAGCAACGAAGCTATTGCTAAGGCTGGTGGTAAGTCACCTAACCGTGAGTCAGCCGCTACGATGACCAGCCCTTCGGGAAAGCCGGAAAAGCAGTAAATAATAGTAAAGTAAAATTTTGTCTGACCCTACAGCACAAAAGCTAGATTTTAATCTGCACCCCCGTCAGTTTGAGGTCTTCAATGACCCCGCTCGGTTTAAGGTAGTAGCCGCCGGGCGCAGATTTGGTAAATCCTACCTTGCTAGGGTAATGCTCTTAATCGAAGGGCTAAAAGAGAAGAACGAGGAAGGCTACAATTTGAAAGGACGGGCAGTGTACTACATTGCCCCCACTTTTGAGCAGGCAAAGCGGATTATGTGGGGCGAACTCAAGGAAATGGGTCGCCCTGTCATTGAATCCACACTGGAAAACCAAGGCATTATCCGCCTTGTCAACGGCAGAGAAATCCACCTCAAGGGCGCAGACCGCCCTGACACACTCCGAGGGGTAGGCCTGTCGTACGTTGTCATGGATGAGTACGCTTTCATGAAGCCAGAGGTCTGGGAGTACATCATTCGCCCGACACTGGCTGACTGTCGAGGAGGGGCGTTGTTTATCGGGACACCCGAAGGCAAAAACCACTTCTACGACCTGTACGAAGAGACTCGAAAGCACAAAAAACTCTGTGAGAAAGAGGATAAAGACCCTGAGTGGCAGGCATTCAGTTTTTCCTCAGCAGAAAACCCAACAATTCCGATTGCTGATGAGATTCAGCGGTCGATTGACCAAGGCACACCAGCAGAAGTAGTCAGGCAGGAATATTTTGCGTCTTTCCAAGCGGCTGGTGGCAAAATTTTCAAGGAAGAAAGCCTCAAGTACCTTGATGAAGAGCCCTCAGAGGGCATCTACTACATTGCAGTGGATCCAGCAGGCTATGAAGAAGTCGGTAAGAAAGGCGCAAGAGAAGACAGACTGGACGAAATGGC